CACATCCGTGGTTGGCGCGGAGTCTACTTCCGCTAGGGCTTGGACTTCTTCAGTCATGTTTTCTGAATCCTAAGATTCCTCGGTCTACTGGGCCGATACAGTTTGTGCCGCTATTATGCGGCAAGAATTTGCAGTTACGCAACAATTAAATATATCACTATTAACCAAAACGCCAGAAGACCGGCGCCGATCGATAAAAGTGTAGTTCTATTAGACATTTGCCCAAGGTAGTGCAGGCTCAGATTCTTTTTGAGCCAACTGGCGTGCAATCTGGCCAGACACTTGAGCTTCACCTTCAGCTTTGATAAAACGGGTAGATGATTGATCAACACCTTCGGGGTTTGTCCAAGTAGTAACTTCTGGCTCAAAACACCAGTCAAGCACTTGTTGCTCGGTTAGTTGGTCAAAAGGAATGAAACTAGCGCCGCGAACCAGATTTCGACTGTAAGCAGCAGAAGCTGAGTTGTCAGCATCTGTGGCTGTGACTGTCAAGTCAACCTTGACAACCAAATTGTCTTCGGTTACTTGAATTTTGTTAACTGTCCATTTGTATTCCATGATTGTTCCTTAAACAATGTTCATTACAACGTTATCAAAATAAACAACATTACCGCCAGGTTGCACATTTAGTGTAAGCGTAACGGTTGCTGTTCCAACTGGGGCATATTTAGATGACGATGTTCCCAATTGATCCCATGTTCCCACTGTTGTGTCTCCATCGCCATAAGTTGCCAGTGTAGTGCCATCTGCACTTTTAAAAACAGTTTGAATATAATTCCAAGGGTTTGCCGAAGCGGCTGTAACTAATTGAACCCACGCAAATACAGTTACCAATTGCCCAGGTAAACAAGATTGTTTTTGAGTGACGTCTACGCCCCCACCAACAACAGAAGTGGCAAGCAAACCATAAGTGCCAAACTTTTTAGCTGTGGCACTTGCTACTGCGGTTGAACCACCAGTTCCAAAAGGCGTAACAGTCCAGCCAGCAGTTGTTCCCGTTTCAAAATCCCCGTTGTAAAGAGAATTATTAAGATGAGAAATTGTAGGTTTAATGCCACCGCCTAAAGGCCAATGAGACGAACTTGCCGCCAATACTCGGCCTGTGCCAGATACAAACTCGCTGTATCCTCCAGTAGCAGCAACGTTGTAATCGTTAATGTCTGGAAACGTGGTGTTAGAAAAGGTTAAGGTGTTGTTTGCTTCAACATAAAAAAGTGTGTCAGTCCATGTTGTTGGGTTAATCGTAATTGGTGTTCCAAACAATGTAACTCGATTGGTTGTACCTTCAATTCGGACATATTGATATGCAAGCGCAGAGCCTGGATTTTCTAAATTGCCACCATACATATTGACAGTGTTTGACGATCCAGTAATCCACAATCGTGTGTTCAACAATGAAGTTGAATAAAAGTTAATTTGATTTCCAGTTGAATCTAGTTGAAAATCACCGCCATCATTGATCATACAATGATCAAAAGTAATCGATTCACCTTGATTTGTTCCTGGCCCAAACAATACGTTTACTGAATTGCCATCCATAAACACGCAATTTACAAAAGAAACCCGCCACGCATTTTTTTCAAAATACATGTTTGCGTTAAAGTTGTAAAAAGAGCATGAATCAATTTTAAATTGACAATTGTTTGTGTAAGTTGGGTGGTAAACCAAAAGACCATTTACGCCAGCGTCTGCACCACCAACAAAACTCAATCCTGTCATGCCATGAGTTGTGTTTTGGTAATGAGATTCGGGATATGATAAAGACGAAAAAACTTGCATTGCGTAAGCAGTTGTCAAACTTGTGCAATCAATTTTTACGTTGCCATTAGCGGCAATTGACATTAACCCCAAATCAACTTGCAAACCATTTGCATTGCTTGGTGTTACAAGTTTGTATGTTCCCGCTGGAAACACCAAAGTTGTTTTAGCAGCAGTCGCAGCAACTATGGCGGCCTCAATTGCCGCAGTATCGTTTGTTGTACCATCACCTTTAGCGCCATAGTCCAAAACATTCAGGCACTCGCCTGAAATCATGGAGTATGTTACTTTAGTAAGCGACATTTAATTTTCCTTTTAACAATCTACAGCGTCAGCAAATTCTGGCAATGTTTTTAAATGTGAGTATGCTTGAGTAATAAAGTTTGGCGCGTTATTTTTAACAGATACGGGAATTTCGTATTGTTTTGTAAATTCTTGAGGATCACCTTTAAAATTAACATGCGCTGTCATTTTTGCTTTATCACCTATTACGCTTATTACTTTAACGTAAGCAGAAAAAGATATGCTTTGTAAACCATTTTCAATGCTTCCATTAGAAGTTTGAATTATGGATTTACCTTCAACACTGATAGTTTTGCGCAAGGCCATGATGGATTCCTTTATTTATTAGACTGTGTTAGTACAGAACAGGCCATATCTAATATTTCTTGGTGCGCCTGATGTCACTCGAATCTGCATTTCAACTGAGCCACTGTTGTAACGCATTTCAAAATTTGCAATGTTTCCCGCAAGAGTTGGGGATGCTGTTGCACTGTCTGCTGGCGCGTATGAAACACCACCTAATGTTGCATCCCTAAAGACAAACAAACCACCTAGAGCGCCAGTTCCAATGTTGTACCAAGTATTGTCTACAGCACATGCAACAATGTTGGAGTTGCTGGCGTAGTAAACATTTCCATCTGCATTTGTACCAACACGCGAATTTAAATTAACAGAAGTTAAAGTTCCAGCGTTATATGTTGGCGAAAAGATTGAATACTCGCACCCGCTTGCAATAAGAGTTCCCGCTTTTGTTGGGCCTAAAGTGCCGTTAATTGAAAGTGAACAAGTAGGCGAGGCGTTGATGTGGTATGTTGTGCCAGCGTGTTTTGTTACTTCACCGCCAACCATCGTAAATTGACCTTGACCAGAAAAATCAATTAAAGGTGTAGCACCACCAGAGAAAAATTGAATAATTTCAGTTCCGCTTAAAGTAACTGTAGCGTCAATGGTGTTGCCAGCAGGAACTTGGATAGCTCTATAACCAGCACATTCAATGTGACTAGCTATAACATCAAGTCGTCCTTTGGTTACTATAATTTGTGACCCAAGGTTGTAGTCAACAGAAGTGTTCACCAGCTTTGTGGTGCAACCTTCCCATTCCAAATTAAGGCCATAGGTAAGATTGTTGTAAATAGTACAGTTTACAAAACCAATTCTTTCGCCAGAATTTGACAGGCCTGGTGGGTAAGGTGTTCCTTGTGGGATTAAAAAACCAATGTTGTTGGTGTGAAAATCGCAGTTATCAAAAGTGATGATATATGCGCTGTCTTTAATCTGACCACCATGTCGAAAGTTATAAACAACAACATCTTGAATTTTGATGTGTGAAGGGCCTGGCTCTGTGGCGGCATTAAAGTAAAGCCCTGTATTAGTTCCAGTTGTGTTAGATGGCCCTTGAATAATAAATCCACTAAGCGGTGTACCCGATTGGAAGTAAGGCGATCCACCATCAGCAGACCCTGTAAGGGTAATTGCAGTTGATGATGTGCCAAGCCCCGTAAAGTCCAACTTGGCGTACATACCCTGAACCCAGCACTTTGCCACATTTATGGTGAGGCCAAAATTGCATTTGTAAGTGCCAGCGGGAATTTGCACAACGCCGCGAGTAACCGAATCAATGGCAGCTTGAATTGCGGCAGTGTCATCTGTTATGCCGTCGCCTTTTGCGCCAAAGTCAAGGACGTTGACAACAGCGCCCTGAATCATTGAATAAGTTACTTTGGTCAAAGACATTTTAATTTTTCTTTAAGCAACCAGATATTGACCAGAAATCATCAAATAACTTCCCGCACCCCATGCTGCATTAGTTAAATCAACATTTGCGTTGCCCGCTACGTCAAGATTTTTTAACGCAATAGTAGAAGAATTTTCAGCTAAAAACGGGTAAATTGCGCCAGTGACACCAGCCATATTTTGAGCATATACAGTAAACATAGAGCCGCCGTAGCCTACGTTTTTATTTGTAAATGGCAATCCGCTAATAGTGGCTGCACCAGTAGAACTTCCTGCACTACTAATCGCCACACCAAGTTGAATAAATACGCGGTTGCCCATTCTTGTGTAACGGCACTCTCGTACAGCATAAGCAATACCAACACTTGCGCCACCAAACGCTAAAGTAACTGTTGAAACACCTTCTTCATACCAGTTCAGCAATCTGCTGGTCATGCCTGCTTGTGGGGTGTTGGCAGTAAAGTTGACACCTTTGGCGGCTGTGCCTTGAATTAAATTGCCAGTACTTAATGTTTGATCACCCGTAAACGATTGAGCTGCATCAGTACGAGCCACTGTAAAATTTGCGTCGGGTGTGGTCATTACCCGAGTAGTTGACGCAGTAGGGCCAGCTATCTGCAACACGCCGCTAGTGGCATTTGATTGAACTTGCTTTGGGCGCAAGTCATTATTTGCAACTTTAACTGTTGCGCCGCTTTGAACAATTGGCAATACTTCCGTGCCATCAAGCGGCGTTGTTGCGGCTGTTAGTGCTGAGATTTTTTTATCTGCCATGATTTATCCAATCAATTAAACATTACTTCAATTATTGAAGTAAAAGGTGGTGCTTCTGAAAACGTAAGGGTTGTGTTATTAACAGTATATGTATTTTTGTTTTGGTATACACCATTGATGTACACAAAAGTTGAATTTTCACTGCTTGGTGCAGAAGACAACGTAAAGTTTACTGTTGCGCCGTTACCAGTAAAATTTTGTATTTGATAGATCAATACGCCAATGCCCGAAATATTGTCGTATGTCGCAATCAATACATCAGTTGAATCAGTAAGAACAAATTTATATGGTACTGCTGTAATCCAAATTTCACCGCTACCAGGCACTCGGCCAGCAGCATCTAAAACAACAGGATTAGTGCGGGCAACATTACCTGCGCTAGTTGTATAGCTAGTTAAAGGTGTTGTTGTGCCAGCCGCATAGGTGTAAATCTTACCGCCAGTCAGGACTGCGCCGGTGTTGGTAAAAAATTGGGCCGCTACACCGCCCACGGGAGAAAGGTATACAACAGCCATTTAGGTCACTCCAAAAGAATCAAGCCGCCGTCCTCTTGGACGAGATTGTCACCAGCTTCGGTGAGAAGATTGCTCGCCGATGCACCACTGTCTAGCGTGCCTGAAAACAGCGTGACAATGCCGGCTAGGCCAATGGCCACCGAATTACGAAGGGCGACACCAAAGCTCATTGCTTATTGATCGGTTTGCAGTACGCAGTGCCGTCTGTGCTACCAATTCGCAGCACACTGACACGCCAAGGGGAGCCGTTTAAACTGAGTTGCAGATAAAAAGGAATTGGCGTGTAAGCAGGGATCGGAGTGATGGCACTGGTAGCAACAGCCCAAACGCCCACTTCA